AGATCGAGGTAGAGGTTGCCGTCGCCATCGATGCCAACCCGGCAGAACACCGGTCGCTGCTCACCATGCATGAGTATCCGGTCGGCGACGGTACCGACGACTGTCTTGACGGTGTCCGAAGCGACCGCCTGACGGGTCATCTCAAGATACAACGAACGGATGTGCGCAATCAGACGGTGATCACCGGACCGGAGCGTTTCCCGGTGCTCGTCGACGTCAACGTCGAAGTAGACAGTGTCACCGTCACAGAACCCGCTATAGGTGAGAACGATGGCGAGCAGGATGTCTTCCGGCGTTTTGGACGGGGCGCCCTCATCGGCCGCCAGCTTTCTTTCGGCCTTACCAATCGCCTGGCGCAGCGTACCGATGCTGAGCCCTTCGACCCGCTTCAGCTCGGCGAACACCCCCATATAGCGCACCAGGTCACCCGCCTTCAGCTTTGCGAGCGCCTCGATCGTCGCCTTCTCGTAAACGACCGTGGTGTTGGCCTTGATGCGCGCGACCAGCACCGCGATCGGATCGGTGTCTGAGTCAGGCCTGAATTCGCCGAAACCGCCGCTCGCTTCGTCGGTCATCGCGCCGCCCCCCGCACGACGTCGTTGAAGTCAGCGCCTTCTCGGTTCGGCTTGATCATGGTGACCGCCCGGCCTTCGGTCTCGAGTCGCCTGCAGAGCGTCTGTGCGGCGTCGATTCCGGGCGCGTCGTTATCGACGGCAATGGTGACGGTGCGAATCGAAGGCGGCAGCTGAACCGCTGTCATCCCGGACGTGCCGAGCACAACCCAGGTCGGCTGGCCGTTGAGAATCGTCATTACCGACAGCCCTGTCTCGATACCCTCCGCGACCACCACCGTGTCGGTTGCTTCGTCGAACCGAACAGCGCCGCCGCCGACCGACCCCAACGCCATCTTGTTCGGCTCGATCGGCGCCTTGGCGCTCCCGTCCAGGCTCAACCAGGTCCGATGAACAGCTCTTGGCTGGCCAACTACGTCCTGCACCAGAGCGACCATCGCCGGCCAGCGCCGGTCACTCGGTTTGTGGGTGAGGTTTGGATGAAACCTGAGCGTGCTCGGCAGTGGGCTAAGTGCGATTCCACGACCATGCAGGTACTTCTGCACCAAGCTTTCTTCGGCAGGCTGGCAGAAATGCCAGACCCTGGCCGCCCACCTGGCTTGTTCGTGTTCACCAGCATCGTTGGCGCTGGCGGAGAGGTTCTGTGCTGGCCGACTGAGCTCGAAACGGCCTTCCTGGAGCAGCCTATCGATCTCGTGGTGGATCTCGCTCTTTGTGCACCCTCGAAAGCATTTGACGAGCAATTGACCGCTCGGCGTGTTCTTCAATCCCAGCGCGGTCAGGGAATCACCGTGATGCACCGGACACCCGCAATGGTACCAACCAGCGACGTTCGGTTGTCCGGACCCGCCAAGTTGTCGTGAAACCCAGCCGGCGTCGTAAGAAACTATTTGTTGGAAGGGGTTATAGCGACTATGTGCCAAGGCGATTTCCTCCCCTTGGCGTCTCGGTCCGGCAACAGAAACAGGCCGAGGCGCCTCTTTCCATCACGGCTCTGCTAGTACGGCTTGCGCGCTCCCGGTTTCTTGCCGGCCGCTGGTGCAGGCGAAGGTTTCCCCGGCTCTGCGGTCAGCGTCGCCGCAGGCGTCACCGGGCGGAACGCCGAGAATACGTCAACCTTCGGCGCCATGGGGCCCGACAGAGGGGTTTCCAGCTTCTCCTCGATCGCAGGCTTCGGAGGGAAAGCTTCAGGCTCGGCAGAATTCTCCGGAACTGCCGCCGCAGCCGACGTCGGTGGCAGCATCCGAAGCTGCGGGCCAGCCGGCAGGATTGGAGGCGGGGGCGGGACTATCCGCGGCCCGAATACGCCTTTGTCGCGATCGATAGCCCCTAGATACTCGAGCAATACCCCGTAATAGACTCCAAAGTCCGTGCTGACCTCATCGAAACCGAGAAACTTGAAGAGCGGGATCTTCCCTTCGGCTGCCTCGGGTCGATAGTTGAATAGTTGGACAGCCGCCTTGAACCGGCGCAGTTGAATCTGTCCTCTGATCCTGAGGATCCGAACGCCATCGAGGCCATCGATCCGGACCTGGAACCGGGTCGTCGGAGACCACTCCTCGCCGACCGGCGGCGCCGGGAGCTGCGTGCCTATGGGCGTGAACACGGAACGATAGCGGGGCTTGAACTGCTCGCGGCCGAGCACCCCGTGACCGGTATCGAGAGCGATAAGCGTGTCGCTCTTGATGCTCGCGATACCGGCTCCGCCAGCGTCGACAGCCACCAGGCGGCCTTCCTTCGTCAGGATATCGACGCGCGGCAGGAAGGAATCTTCGGTCGAATTCAGGTCATCGAACGGGTTATCGAGAGGCATGTCGCGTTCCCTTTTCACTGTCGGTCCGCGGCGATGCGCCCCGGAGGGCCAACATGAAAGTCACCAATTTCAGGGAAGGGAACACCCCCATCGTGCATGGTCGTGCATGATCGTGCAGGTGCACGATCGACGTTGCATCGTGCACGGATAGTCTGGAAAGAATAAGATTTTTCCAAGGATTATTTGTTTCGTATCAGTGATACACGATCGTGCATGATCGTGCCTGTGCACGATTTCGGTTGGCGCCGGATGGCGGGAAGCGGAAAAGCGCTATTTATCAGGCATCCAGTGCGGAGCATTTGCTTCAGTCCAGCGCCAGATTATTGACGGGTGCGCTCTCACGCCTAAGGCGACGGCCTGCTCCCTGAGGTGTTTTCTCACGTCGGCTTTGGTGGCAAGCCCGTCAGCCTGGAGGATCTTGTGCGTGGCTCTGGTGATCGTGGGTCCGTTGATGCGATCGAATATCTTAGCCGCCTCCGGCCACAGCGCATGACGGTGAGTAACGCTGTTGCTCCGCCTGTGCCGCGTTTGTCGTGAGCTCTTCGGTTTCGATTCCAGGCGCGACATCGCTCGGTCGGCAGTGGTTTCCGCAACCGGCGCCGACAATTCCTGCATAACCTCGTCCCGTGGCAGCCAGACCTCGACCAGCACAGGGGCGCGGATCGCCACGATTCTGTCGACCGCATCCTTGACCGTGAGGCTGATCCGATGCGCTTGAATATTGCCGCGGCCCTCATCCAGTAGGTCCATGCCTAACCATGTGATGGGCACGGGATCACCCGTCGCATCGCGCACGTGCGGCCTGATGCGTCCAGCGGCCAACGCCTGTACCACGCGTGTCCGCATTGCTTCGACTGTAATCATGGGGTGTGGCGGTGAAGGGTTATCGTATGCCTGTTCGAGCTCCCAGCGAAGGGTCCGGACCCGCGGATCATCAATGCGCGCCGGGTCATGAGTTAAGCCCCAGCGGATCGCCTGCATGGGGCTCAGCCATAGAGGAAGCCTTGTGGTATCGGTATCACCGGTCTCGTTCACGGCATCACCAGCAGGTTCGAGATCACCGGCCAGGGGCGCCTGAAACCGCCCCTGGCCACCTCAACCGCAAGAGTAGCGCCGTCCGGACGGCAAAGACCAAGCAACGGTCAGCGTTATGTGTCGTTACGCCGAATCGATCAGTCAGTCCTTGCCCGAGTACGGCGGATGGCTGGCGGACTGGTCTGATTGCGGCGGTGTCCTGGGCCGGTGTGCCGCATGACGCGGCTTTCCCTGTAGAGACCCCCGAGCCGATCAAAACGGAATCGCAGCAGCAAATTGAGCCGATCGAAACGGAATTTCAGGAGAGACTCGAGCCGATCAAAATGGGGTTGGCTGGCGCGGTCAGCGCGTAGCCCAGGTGTGACCGGACGGTCGGTTTGCTGATCGATGATCCGGGTCGAAGGTGTCCGGTTTTTCCGTTTTGATCGAGCTCACACGAGTTTGTTGGGGGTCAGAGGTACCCGGTTTTTCCGTTTTGATCGAAATTACACCTGGGCACTGAACCCTATATGTGCAGCCCATGGTGCAAGTACTGATGGTGGATGGTGGACGAGTTAGCTGAGCTGCTTACCGGCGAGCCGTTGGGCGTCTACCTGCTGGAGCGTATCGGGGATCAGATTGTTTTGTGGTGGCTCTCCGAAGGCGAGCCGCCGGATGGCACGCTCGAGGCGGCTGAGGCCTGGACGCTGGCGCCAGCCGGCTAGACGTGACTGATGACAGACGAAGCTTAAGCAATTTTGCCGGTGTAATGGGTAGTTATTAAGTTCTTGAGTCTGCGGCAGACTGTTCAGTTGTTGCCAGGAGAGGCATATTTTTACCGAGCTGAAAATTGCCGGGGAGTTTCGGGGAGTTAGCCATGGCCGGCCGGCCAAAACACCGACCAACTGATGAGCAACGCCGTCAAGTCCTCAGTTTGACGGGCTACGGAATTCATCAAGACGAGGTCGCCAAGCTGTTGCAGATCGCGCCTAAAACACTGCGGCTTCACTATCGGCGTGAGCTCGACACTGGTGTTACCGAAGCTAATGCGCGTGTCGCGCAAAGCCTCTACAACATGGCCGTGCGTGACAAGGTGCCAAGCGCGGCGATCTTTTGGCTGAAAGCACGAGCTGGATGGAGAGATTCAGCTGAGCTGTCTGTACAGACCACTGTGACTATTGGTGGCGTTGATCGGCCGCCGTTGTTGATTGACGAATCTGATGCGGATTGGCTCGAGCGTCGACGTGCAGAGTTGGCTTCATTGGTCAGCACTGATTCTAACAAACCATCCTGAGGGGGTACGATGCGGCAGTTACGTTCATTACGTCCACCGCCGGGTGCTTGGGCGGCGCAACCTGGCCCGCAGGCGGATGCGCTTAGACTTCGACGCACACCGGAACTTTTTTTCGGTGGTGCACGGGGCGGGGGCTTCTGGCCCCCTCGCTAACCAGCGAGGGGGCATGACAAAAGTGATTTCCTGCTCGGCGATTTTTGCCAGGACGTTGGGCAGGGCGCGGCATGGCGCGGGGTGCTATTTAGAAAGTCGTACCCTGAATTAGATGAATTGGTCACGCGTTCGCAGACGTTGATCCCAGCTACTTGGCCGGGCAGCGAATGGGCGAAGGGCGAAAGACTTTGGACTTTTCCGACCGGCGCCACTTTGCGTATGCGTTCGCTCGATCAGCCTGAGGACGTGAGCAAATACCTTGGCTTCCAGATGAGTTGGATTGGCTGGGACGAGCTGGGTGCCTTTGTCGATGACTCTGCTTATAAGATGATGTTTGGCTGTCTGCGTTCTGCGGAACCGGTTGAATGCATGCGAATTCGTGCGACCGGCAATCCGGGTGGCGTCGGGCATTCCTGGATTCGAGCGCGTTTTATTGACCCGGCACCTGCTGGCTATAAGCCGATTCAGGATGAGCGGACCGGGTTGACGCGCGTCTACATTCCAAGCCGTGTGACCGACAATCGTATATTGATGGCGAGAGACCCGGGGTACGTCGACCGATTGCGTGGCGTTGGCAGCCCGGAGCTCGTCAGGGCCTGGTTGCTTGGTGATTGGAATGCTGTTGTCGGCAGCTTCTTTACGGAGTTTGGTGACCAGCATGTTATTCGCCCGTTCGAGATACCGCGCGACTGGCTGAGATTTCGTTCATTCGATTGGGGGAGTGCGAGGCCGTTCGGGTGTCTTTGGTTTGCGGTTGCCGATGGCTCAGCGGGGCTCGTGCCGCGCGCCGCGTTAGTCTGTTACCGGGAACTCTACGGCGCGTCGGGGCCGAATGTGGGCTTACGCCTGAGCGCTGAGGCGGTGGCGGATCGCATCCGTGAATATGAAATCGGCGATCATCCGGTGAGCTACAGCGTTGCTGATCCATCGATCTTTGCGGCGGACGGCGGACCCTCGATCGCTGAGCGTATGGCAATGCGGGCAGTGAGATTCCGTCCGGCAGATAATCGTCGTATCGGGGCGCTAGGACACGCCGCTGGCTGGGACCTGGTGCGTCAGCGATTGGTCGGCGAGGACGGCGAGCCGATGCTTTTCTTCTCTAATACGTGTGTGCACACGATCAGAACGCTACCAACAATGCAGCATGATCCGCGGCGTCCAGAAGACCTTGACACAAATTCGGACGATCATTTGGCGGATTGTGTCAGGTATGCAGTGGCGTCGCGGCCGTGGGTGGCGGCGCCGGCGCTGCGTGAGACGGGTGTCACGATGAACGCGTTGTGGTCGTTGCGTGAGCGCGACCTGGGGCGTTGGTGAGCCTGTTGGCGGCATCCTCCGCTCGGACGACTGTCCGCAGACATTGGACGAGTGCGAGTTGTATCTGCGTCAGAGGCGGCGAGAGCTTGGCATCCCTGATGGACCGACGCTTGCGGAGCAGCGTGAGCGGTACTGGCGACTGAAACTGGAGAGGTTCGAGACAGTGGGCCTGCTGCCGAACTAAATTTGCGCGCGTTGCATACGCATAATGCACGACATTCGCGTGCTGCCTGCATGATGTGAGTGTATATCCCCACGCAACGAACATCGCGTGAAGGTATACGCAAATGGAAGGCCGCTTCGTCGCCTACTACCGTGTGTCAACAGCTAAACAAGGCGCAAGCGGTCTAGGCTTGGAAGCACAACGCAAAGCCGTCACCGACTACCTCGACGGCGGCAATTGGAAGCTCCTGGCCGAGTACGCCGAGGTCGAGAGCGGCAAACGTGCCGACCGTCCGGCGCTGGAGGCGGCGATGCGTGACTGCAAGCTCAAGAAGGCCACGCTGGTGATCGCCAAGCTGGACCGCCTGAGCCGGGATGCGCACTTCTTGCTCGGCCTCCAGAAGGCAGGTGTCGACTTCGTCGCTGTTGACATGCCGAATGCCAACCGGATGACTGTCGGCATCATGGCCGTCGTGGCCGAGGAGGAACGGCGCATGATCAGCGCACGCACCAAGGCTGCGCTGGCCGCGGCCAAGGCGCGCGGTGTGAGGCTGGGTGGCACGCGGCCCAATCAATACAAGCTGGATCCTGCGCTCGGCAGTGCCGCGCTGACGCGTGCGTCGGATGAGTTTGCCGCGTCTGTCGCGCCGATCGTCACCGAGCTGCGCCAGGCCGGCATGAGCCTGCGCCAGATCGTGGCGCAGTTGGATCAGCGGAACATTGGCACGATGCGCGGCGGCGTGTGGACTGCGGCGACGGTGCGCAATGTGCTGCATCGGGTCGGAGTGTGATGGCCTACGGTGGCGGTTCGTCGAGAAGTAGCATCTGTATTCTCATGCGGCGGGCGGTGATGGTTCGGTTGTACTTCGCAGCACTTTATCAACCACAGCGAGTACACTCGTCATTGAGGCGTGTAGCTGGCGCCAGACGGCATCGTGGCATCGGCCGCCATCTCGGTACCCCTGGAAGCCTGGACGCCGTGTGGCGCAAACTATTCGGGGCTAGCGTGGCTGTTTAGCGTTGGTTTGCGGGGTAATGGTGGGCCGCGGCCGGATGAAGCTTCTTGGCATCGACCCAGGTCTATCAGGCGCGCTGGCGATCCTCTGCGGCGACAAGGTCCTACTCGTGGCGGACATGCCCGTCCATTCGATCGTCACCGGCAGGAAGACTCGAGTCGAGCTCGACGTGCCGGCGCTGCGCCAGCTTCTGACCGCGCAGCCGGTCGATCACGTCGTCATCGAAAAGGTAGCATCCCGGCCGGGCCAGGGCGTGAGCTCGATGTTCAAGTTCGGTCACTGTGCCGGCGCGGTATATGGCCTAATAGTCGGGCTGCAACTGCCGTGCAGTTTTGTGTTGCCTCAGGTATGGCAGCGGGCGGCAGGTTGCGGGCCGTCGCCGGACGCGGCACGGCAGCGGGCAGCGCAGTTGTATCCGGGCATTGCGGCCCAGCTCGCACGCAAGCGCGACGCGGGGCGTGCGGATGCGATTCTGATCGCGCGTCATGGGCTGCAGCTGCTGGCACGCGGGGCGTGAGGCGGATCGTTGAGAGCGAGATTCGAATCGGCGGCATCGACCGCTCGGACGACCGTCCGGAGACGCTCGCGGAAACCGAGGCGTTCCTGTACGCGCGGCGTGAAGCGCTGGGCATCTCGCACGGACCAAGCCTCGACGAACAGTGGCGGCGGTACTGGCGAGAGAAGCTCGAGGCGTTGCGCACGGACGGTATGCCGAATTGAGCAGTCGCGTGAAGATTGCCGCCACTTCATTTGCTAGCCGTGCAGCTGCTCCGCGGCTGCTTTGTCACCAATGCATCTTATACCAACGGCCCGATCCAATGACAGGTTTCGTTAAGGGTTATCGGACACGCTGGACGCCTGCCGACACGGACCGAGCGAGAGGTTCGGATGGCAGGCGTCGAGCGTGTCCGATAAGGCTCGAAG